TTGGGCCAAACCATGATGTGTACGTCAGACAGTGGAATTGCATCAGGAACTATTCAGAAAGCGAAATGGAGCGGTACATGGTGCGACATAAATATCTGGACGAACAGGAATTAGAGTGGCAGAGCAACGTGGTAAACGGGCGGTGACTAATTGGACATCCTGAAACTAACCGAGCTCGCCGAGCGCAAAGACCTATCCGACCCGGAAGCTTTGGGTGACCTGTTCGAGGTCGTGCGGCTGCTGGAGAAGGAAAATCACGACCTGGCACACCAGAAGAATAAGGAGATTCGTAAGCTGTCCGGGAGGTATGCGCTGGAGCAAAAGAACCAAAAGCATCTGGAGCTGAACAAGAAGGCACTGCTGTTTGACGCCCCATACGATTTCGACGCCTATTGCAGATACATTGAGTGGAACCGTGAGCCGTCCAAGCGGTTCTATCTGCCCAGAAGAAAACAGCTCCATCCAGTGTCCAAACAGCTCCAGCGGCTGGCAGACGGTGAAATAGAGCTATTGGCGATCTCCCTTCCGCCCGGAACCGGCAAGACCACATTGGCGCTGTTTTTCATTACATGGCTGGCTGGCAAGAACCCGGAAAAGCCGATTCTGACCGGTTCCCACAACAACGCTTTTCTGGGTGGCGCATACGATGAATGTCTGCGAATTATGCAGCCGGACGGGGACTATTTGTGGCACGACGTATTCCCGCTGGTTCAGATCATCAAGACCAACGCAAAGGACATGATGGTCGATCTTGGGACAGATAAGCGACACGGAAAGCGGTTTGCTACGCTGGAGTTCAGCTCCGTTGGATCGGGAAACGCCGGTAAGGTCAGAGCGGAAAACCTTCTGTACTGTGATGATCTGGTGAGCGACATTACACAAGCTCTGTCCAAAGAACGATTAGATACCCTTTGGACGCAGTACACCACGGATTTAAGACAACGTAAAATAGGTAACTGCCGGGAGCTCCATATTGCGACCCGCTGGTCCGTTCACGATGTGATAGGCCGTTTGGAGCAGACCTACGGGGACAGCGGAGATGCGGAATTCCTTACGATACCGGCTTTGGACGAAAACGACGAGAGCAACTTTGACTACGGCAACAGCGCGGGGTTCACGACCAAGGTGTACCACGAACAGCGGGACATCATGGATGAAGTGAGCTGGAAAGCGCTGTACATGAATCAGCCAATCGAGCGAGAGGGCCTGTTATACAATTCAGACGAACTGCGCCGATATTTCGAACTTCCAGACCGGGAACCAGATGCTATTCTGTCTGTGTGCGACACGAAAGACCGGGGAACGGACTATTGTGTGATGCCGATCGCCTATCAGTACGGGAACGACTTTTATATCGAGAAGATCATCTGCGACAACAGCAACCCGGAGGTCGTAGAGGCAAGACTTGTGACCGAACTGGTGAAGCGCAAAGTCCAAATGAGCCGATTCGAAAGCAATTCCGCTGGCGGGCGTGTGGCCGAAAAGGTGCAATCTGGCGTAAAAGAGCGTGGAGGTATCACGAAGGTCACGACGAAATATACGACCGCAAACAAAGAGACGAAGATCATCGTCAACTCCCCGTATGTCAAAGAGCATTTTCTGTTCAAAGATGATTCCGTTATCAAAGAACGGAAAGACAAGGAATACAGGAAAGCTCTGAACTTCCTATGCAGTTATACAATGGCCGGGAAGAACAAAAACGACGATGTACCGGACGCTATGGCAATGCTGTCTGAATATGTGCAATCGTTCAGTTCGAGCCAGGTCACGGTCTTCAAACGCCCCTTCTAAACCCATAAAATTATAATTATACGCCAATTCTGAGCAAAAAGCAAAATTTTTGTGTTGCACCAAACAAAGAAATGGTATATAATGTAGGCGTGGATCTTAGGCCACACAGCTTCTTGCGGGTTCACCTTCTATGTTCTTCTTTTCCTCCCTTAAGCTGATCCGCCCTGGCCCGGAGGCGGCAATATCCGGGCGACTATATGTCGCTGATGCTTGGCTTGCTGACAGGCATGACGGTGGTTTACAGCCACCCGGCGGCCCTGCAAATAACTCCCGCAGGAATACTTCGAAAGTATAAGCCGCAGCCCATAAAAGCGGCTCTGCTGGTACCAGCGCCAGTGAAATTCTGGTTGGGCAAATATGCCGTTGTAGCTCAGTCGGTAGAGCAGGGCCAACAGTGGCCTATGTCGCGAGGTTCGAGTCCGGCCAACGGCAAAACGCTCCAAAGTACACGGAGCTGACACCCCGGAAAGACGGGGGTGCACGCCGCAGGCTTTGCGAAGCCGCCCAGGTCGGGAAAGAGGGTCGCTCCCTCTATGCGGCTTAGAGCCAAGTTGCGTTGCTTGCGAGGCGCGTAACTGCCCAGCGGGGATGCGTCCCCCCTGGGTCATGGCAGATAATAAGTAGTTACACGGAGGGCACATTGCTTGAAGTTAACGCTTTCTGATAAAGATAAACAGGCGATCGAAAAGGCGATCAATGCAAGCGGAAAAACGGAAGCGCTTGTAAAGGCCGAAAACGGAAAGATTGTAGTTTTGCAAGTCGAAAAAAAGAAAATCGTTTAGCGCCGACGCACTGGCGTTGGAACAGAGGGCCACAGGGCCAGTTACCGAGAATTCCTTGGTAACTGGCCCTTTTTTATTTTGTCTGGAGGAAATGGGATGAACAACACGCCACGGCGTTTGCTGGGTAGAAAACAGATCTTCACCAACGCGGAGATCATCAACCGGGGCAATGTTGTCCAGGTGCTGAACGACGCGCTGCACATCCACACCTCCAACCGGGCAGACATGGAGTACCTGTACAACTATCGTCGTGGAGACCAGCCGATTTTGTACCGCGTCAAGGATGTGCGCCCGGAAATCTGCAATCGCATTGTGGTGAACCGGGCCAACGAGATCGTCACATTCAAGACGGCAAACTTCATCGGGGAGCCGCTTCAATATGTGTCCCGCGGGGCAAATTCCGCAACACCGGGCAAGATCGAAAAGCTGAACTCCATGATGATGAGCGAGGGCAAGTCCTCCAAGGATATGAGCCTTGCGGATTGGATGTTTACCACAGGGGTTGGATACCGCTTGGTTCTGAACGACAAGGCCGATTCTGACGAGTTGTACGACGAAGCGCCCTTTGAGATTTACACTCTCGACCCGCGCAATACGTTTGTTGTCCGGCGCAACGACGTGACCCGCAAGCCCATTATGGCGGTCAACTATGTGTACCTCAGCGACGCGGAGCTGGTGGAGACCGGGAAGATCTTATACACGGTGTATACTCAGAACCAGGTGTTCCGCATTGAGGGAAGTATCAACAGCGCCGGGGCCATTAAGAAGGTGGAGACCCACAACTTCGGGATGATCCCCATCATCGAATATCCGTGCAACGCTCTGAGAATGGGCGCGTTTGAGGTGGTCATCGACCTGCTGGACGCGCTGAACCTGATTGAGTCTAACCGGATCGACGGTGTGGAGCAGTTCATTCAGGCGATGATGGTGTTCAAGAACGTGGAAGTCACCATGGAGCAGGTCACGCAGTTGAAAGAGCTTGGCGCGATTAGTTTGCCGCCCAACTCCAGCGGGCATGATTCCGATTTGTATTATCTGTGCGAACAGCTCGACCAGAGCCAGACGCAGATCTTGGCTGACGCCCTGTATCAGGAGGTCTTGCAGATCGTGGGGATGCCCTCTCAGGGCAACGCAAACACGGCGGATAGCTCCAACAACGGCGCAGTCATTATGAAGAACGGCTGGTGGAACGCGGAAGCCTGCGCCAAAGAGACCGAGGGAATGTGGCGCGAGAGTGAAAGCGAGTTTTTGAAGGTCGTTTTGAAGATCTGCCACGAGGCTAACGTGCTTGACTTAAAGGTCAGCGACATTGAGCAGAAGTTCCTGCGGCGCTCCTATGAGGACAAGCTGACCAAGGTACAGTCCTTCACTTCTCTGATTGCGGCTGGTGCGCCGCCGATCCAGGCGTTTACGATCTCTGGCGTGGTGGTAGACCCGGAGAGCGCCGCTACGGTGTATGAGGACTATCAGGACAAGCAGGATGAAAAGCTGAACCAGCATCTTGCGGACGAGCTGAATAAGCAAACGGCGGTGAATAACAGTGGCGGACAGCAAAACGAACCCGTACAGTCCAGCGGACGCGGCGATAACGATTCTGAATCAGAAAACGATACGCCGGTTTCGGACGGCGCAAATCAAAGCAAAAAGCGCCGGTAAGGGGCTGAATCTGCTGGACGTGGACGAGTTATCCATCGTCACATCCTGTCAAGCCCTCTACCGCTCTTTGGACAGCGATGTGCGGAAAGCCTTTCTGGAGCTTGCCGCGCTGGTTTACCGGGACGCAGAGGTGCATGGGGAAGACGCCCCGGATGAAGATTGGATCGAAGATTACCTGTTTGAGTATTCGCCAATCACCGGCTACCGCTACACCGACGAGGTAGACCGCAAGCGGGACTATCTGGCCGACGCGCTGCTGTCCGGGATGGATAGCGGAAGGGCATATAAGACAGCTCTGCACCACTGGTCAAGAATGACCTCTGAATACGCTGTAGAAGTGACCGACGCGGCCCTGTTGAAAGCGTACAAGGACGCTGGAGTGAAGAAAGTGGAATGGGTCACGCAGCACGATAACCGGGTGTGCGGTGACTGTGACGAAAAGGACGGGCAGATTTACCCCATCGACAGCGCACCGCCGAAAGAGCATTGGAATTGTAGATGCTGGTATAGGCCGGTTTTGGAGGGTTAGATTGGACGAAAAGACCATCTTACAGACCATAAAAGACATCATCAAACGCGGTAACGACGTGGAAGTCCGGCGAAAGGGCGATGGATATATCGTCCTGGAAGTCAAGAAAACAATTAAATATAGCACTCAGTGAATTGGCACTGAGCAAGGGCGATTGGGCCAACTTGTAAGGAATTCTTACAGGTTGGCCCTTTTTTATTTGAATTCAACCGGCCTTACGGCCGTTTGGAGATACGTCAGAGAAGACGTTAATCGCAAACCCGGAGAGAACCGGGACAACAAACGCAACATTACGGGGGGCAGAGAAGCCCTACTAAACAAACCACAAAGGAGTAATTCACATGGACGAGACCATCACCAGTACCACCACCGAAGAGACCGTAGAGACCGCCACCGAGCCTGCCAACCCCACCCCTGAGACTGCGCCGGAGCCCGACACCGCCGCCGTCAACGCCGCACAGAGCGCCGAGGTAGCCCGACTGAAAGCGGCTCTGGACAAGGCCACGAAAGAGGCGGCAGAGCAGAAGCGCAAGATCCGTTCCCTCCAGTCCGCCGAGGATGCACGGGCAGAGGAGGAAAAGGAGCGGCAAGAGGCTATCGAAAACGAGCTGAAAGAGCTGCGTAAGAAGGCCGCCGTGGGGGAGAAGGCCAAGCGGATCATTGCCTTTACCGGCGACGAGACCGTTTCCACCGCGATTGCCGAAGCCCTGTACGGCGCAGAGGACGCGGACGCGGTGATCGACGAGCTCTCCAAGGCGTGGACGGCAAAGGAAAAGAAGCTGCGCATGGAGTACGGCAAGATCCCCGCCCCCGGCGCTGGTGACGACGCGCCCACCATCACAAAGGAACAGCTCGCGGAGATGAACTACACCGAGCGAGTGGCCTTTGCGACGAAATACCCTGACACCTACAAGAAACTTACGCATTGAGAAAGGATTGATTAAGCAATGGCACTGAATACCACCACCGGCACCTACCTTGCCGACCTCTTTAACCCCCAGGTCATCGGGGACATGATCAACGAGAAGCTGTACAAGAACATCGTGTTCGCCCCCCTGGCCACCATCGACTACGCCCTCCAGGGCCGCGCCGGTGACACCGTGACCCTGCCTTATTTCGAAGCTCTGGGCGATGCGGAGGAAGTCACTGAGGGCAACGACATCCCCATCAAGAAGCTGTCCGAGAAGACCAAGCAGGTGCAGATCAAGAAGATCGGCCTGGGCGTGACCCTGACCGACGAGGCGATCCTGTCCGGCTATGGCGACCCCATCAACGAGGCAACCACCCAGATCGTCACCTCCATCGCGTCCAAGGTGGACAATATGCTGCTGGGCGCTCTGGACGGAAACGACAAGAACGTTTACAACCTGGCCAGCTCCACCTTTGACCCCGCCGAGATCCCCTATGCTCTGAAGAAGTTCGGCGAGGAGATCACCGGCGAGAAGGTCATCATCGTCGACCCCGACGCCTACGCCGAGCTGGTCAACGTCAAGAGCTGGGTTCCCGCTTCTGACATCGCCGCCGGTCTGTTGATCCAGGGCAGCGTGGGCATGGCCTATGGCGTTCAGATCATCGTGTCCGAGCGCGTGACCGACACCTACCACATCGTGAAGCCCGGCGCTCTGGCTCTGTTCATGAAGCGCGACGTGCTGGTTGAGACCGACCGCGACGTGGTCAACCAGTCCAACGTCATCGTGGGCAGCAAGCTGTTCGCCCCCTACCTGTACAAGCCCTCCAACGCGATCAAGCTGGTCAAGAAGGCCTCCTGATAGCGGGAGGAAGCAGATATGGGAATGATGCTTCACCGCCACTGGAGCGGCGAGAAGCCCGCCCCTGAGACCGTGACCAAGTTAGAGGATGTCGCGCCAAATGGCGAGGGCGAACAGGTAACTGTTCAGGAAGCCCCCGCCAAGCGCGGCAGAGCGAAGAAAACCACTGAGTAAGAACCGAAAGGAGCGTCTGGAATGGATATGCTGGAGCGCTTGAAGTTAAGAACGGGCGAAGCGGATGAAAACATCTTGCTTGACTGCATGGAGAGCGCAAAGGCCGCGATCCAGTCCAGACGCTATCCTTTCGGCGACTGGCCGGACGAGCTGGAGCCGAGATACACCGACCTGCAATACCGCATCGCCCTCGACCTGTACAACAAGTCCGGGGCAGAGGGGGAGAAGTCCCACAGTGAAAACGGCATTGCGAGGACTTATGAATCCTCCTGGGTGTCGGAGCAGCTTTTGTCCGAGGTGGTTCCGAAGGTGGTCATTCTATGAGGAACCTACAGCGCAACGTGACCCCGGTTTTCTTCAAGACCTACGAGGGTCAGCGGGAGATCGTAGACCAGTACGGCAACGCCACGGGCAGCTATGTGCCGATCTACAGTGAACTGAAATCCGCCCTGCTGTGCGTGTCCCCCAACAAGGGCAGCTCTGAGGTGGAGCAGTTCGGGACGCTGCTGGACTACGACCGCACCATGACCACCAGCGACACCGACTGTGAGATTGCAGAGGATTCCGTGCTGTGGCTGGACGGGGCAGACACAAGCGGCGCATATAACGCCGTCGTGAAGCGCAAGTCCCCGTGGAAGAACACCATCAGCTACGCGATCCAGAACGTGACCATCAGCCAGTACCAGGCGCGACAGGCGGTGACGCAGAGTGCCGACGATCAAGTTTAACCTCAGCACATCCTCCATCGAACAGGCTATCAAGGACCTGAAAGCCTACCAGAAGCAGGTACAAGACCTTGGGCCGAAGGTGGTCAAACGCATGGCGGAGGACGGGGCGCAGCAGGCGAAAGACCTCGTGAGCTACATGGGGGCCTACGACAGCGGCGACCTGTACGACGGAATTGTGGCCACGGCAGAGGGGAAGAAAGGTGCGATCCACTCCACGTCGGGCCACAGCGCCTATGTGGAGTACGGCACGGGCATTGTAGGCGCTGGTTCACCTCACCCGGAAGCAGGGAGCTATCCAGGCGGGTGGCGGTACGACGTGAACGAACACGGGGAAGCCGGTTGGTGGTATCCGGGCAAGGATGGAAAGTACCACTGGACAAAGGGTATGCCGCACAGACCGTTCATGTACGAGACCGCAAAGCTGTTACGTCAGAGCGTGGAGGACATTGCGAAATCCGAGATGGAGGGCGGTTCCAAGTGATCGACATTGAGAGTTTCATATTTGACAAAGTGGCAACCGCCCTGCGGGAGCAGTTTCCAGGTATCTATGTGACCGGTGAATACATCGACTCACCGCCCCGGTTCCCCGCCGTCAGTATCGTCCAAGAGAGCAACAGCGTGAACTCCAGGGGAATGACCTTCGAGAAGATCGAAAACGCTGTGGACGTGATGTTCGCTGTGGACGTGTACGACAACACCGTGGGCTTTAAAAAGTCCGTGGTCAAGGACATTGTGAACGCCCTGAACAGCGTATTCGACGGCATGGGGTTTCGACGCAGTGTGGCGAACCCGATCAGCAATCTGCAAGACGCCACCATCTACCGCATGAATGTGCGGTATAGCGGCACGGTGGAGCTTGTGACATCCAAAAGCGAGGACGGCACAGAGACCATCGAGCAGTTTTATGTATATCCAGGTTAAGTAAAAAACGAGCGATTAGAAGGAGTGAATGAAATGTCTGAGAGAATTTCTACCGCTGGCATGACATTACAGTACGCCGTGGAGACTACCGCCGGTACCCGGCCCACCACCGGCTACAAGAAGATCCCCGAGGTCAAGTCCATGCCCAGCTTTAACCCGGCCCCGAACACCATCGACAGCACCACCTTGGAGGAAGAGGAGTACATGACCTACATCCAGGGCCTGAAAGATCTGGGCGGTGCGCTGGAGTACGGCGCGAACCTGACGGAAGACCTGATCGACTTCTGGGACGACCTGATGGAAGAGTACGAGACGGCGACGGCGGCGGGCAAGTCCATGTGGTTTGCCATTGTCCACCCCAAGCTGACCACTGCCACCTATTACGTCGGCGAGCCTGCCCCCATCGGCTTTAACGAGGCTACTGTGGGT